CACACTTTGAATGAATTTCACTATTCGGAACAATAATTTGTTTGAGATTAAGTTTTGGAAGTTCAAGATATACACTTTCCGACGCAAAATTATCTACAAGATCCTTCAAGGATTCTTCCAAAGATTCCATCGTTTTTACTTCTGGTTCTTCATTAGTTTCTCCCCCAGATTGTTCCTTAGTTTGTTGAGTAGGTTGTTGGGTAGTTTCTGAAGTGCCACCATAAGAGTCAGTCTCACCAGGTTGCTCCTGATCATTCTCACCTTCCTGCTGATCATTAAATTCAGATGCAGGTTGTTGACTTGCGCCACTCTGTTGAGACTCAAGATTATCCAGAGAAATTTTAATTTCTTCTTCTTGTTTATGTTTGCAATACTTATAGAGTGTTTCTGCTGCAATCAAAACATCAGCAAAGGTTTCCGTATCAGCAATCAGATTGATAATATCCATTTCTTCGCCACGCTCAATAGGAATATCAACGTAATTACCAATCTTGAACCACAGGTTAGCACGGTCGGCAAGGTTATAAGTTTCCAGTTTATCATCACCAACCTGGAAAAAATCGTCGTCGGCAAGTTCCTTGTAACCGTTATAGAAAGTCTTAGCAAGACCAGCATAACGACGCTTCATCAGTTTCTCAATGCGAGCATCCTCAACCACATTTACAAACTGCGGTGGAATTTTGTGTTCCTTCAACCAATCCTCATCAGGCGTATAGAGAGCGTGACCTACCTCGTGCCCCACCAGAAGGTCATACACGGTGTTGCTTGCCTTCTCCCACATTGGCAGGGTCAGCACACGGGTATGAACGTTGAAGCAGGCGGTCTCCACTTTCTTGTGCTCAACCACAAGGTCTTCGGTGGCAAGAAGTTTAGCAAGTTGGGACTTGATTTCGTGGCGAACAGACATTGGTGTTTTTGTTTGAACTGAAGTCATTATACGAAGAAGGGTCGCCCTGTGGACGACCCATGTGACGCTTTTTAAATTGGGCAAGTCTTGCTTTTGCTTGCCTCAGTGCTTGCGGTTTAAGTTTTCGTTTTTGTTCCTTTTTAGAGTGATGTTGCCAATTCGGGGTGTTCATTGATCGTATCCAGAACGTTAATGGTTGGGAACCATCCAATACTAGTTAGGATTGTAGTATCTGCCACATTGTCTTGTCTCTCCCCTGGGGTCAGTTCTCTAACTGGCAGGTGTCCCATCCCCATTTTTTCTGCAAGATCTTTAACATAAACAGATTTACCAGACCCAACGGGAACTGGACCACAAATAGAACTACTAGCAAGATAACGAATTGCTCGACAAACATCTTTAACATGAATCCAATCCCTTTTATGATTGGTAACATAAGTTGCAGTTTTGTCTTCAAGCATTCTATACATCATATCTGAACGACTGTCTGGACCATAAACTGTAGTAAATCGCATTCCAACAGAATTCGGTGGTGCCATTTGTTCATTAATCCATTTTGTCATGGCATAAGGATTCTCCCAATAATCTTCTTCTACTGCACTTGAAGAAGCATATAAAAGTCTAGTATTTGTTTCTCTACACCAGTCAAAAAGTTTTTTAGATTTTACTACATTATTCTCATAAAACTTTTGTGGATTTTCTAGACTCTCTCGGATATTTGCAAACGCTGCAAGATGAATGACTAAATCATAATTATCTTCAACAAAATTCCCAATATCATATGGAAAATCCATTCCAACAACTAAATGATTATGAGTAGTTTGCCAATCAGCAAACACATTCCTACCAATAAATCCTCTATGTCCAGTGATTAAAACTTTCATGATGCCAACTTACTAAATCCTTTAATTTTTTCAAACTTCAAAACTTCAGCAAACTTATCTTTCATTCCTTCCTTATGAGATATTACAAAAGTATTTGCGTCTTTAATGACATATCTAATTATTTTCATAAACTCATCAGTACCAAAAGTATCCAATGAAGAATCAAAAGTTTCATCAAAGATAATTAGATTACAATTTAAAGAATTTTTAATTTTTGCAACTTCTCTCCATGTAAATAACAACGCCAAATCAATTCTCATTCTTTCACCTTCACTAAAAGAAGTGTATGAGAATTCGTCATGAATTGGTGATTCAATAGATTCGGTAAACTCCTCATCCAATTTGAAGTTTATAAAAAACTCCATCATTTGCAAATACTTATTTACCTGACTGTTGATTACTGGTAAATATTTTTTAATAATTTGGGTCTTCACTCCACCATCTTTGAGTAAATCAGATACAAAATTATAATTAATTAAAAGATCTTTTTTAGAATCTACTTCGTTGCAAAGTTCTGTGTAGTTATCCTCAAGTTCTTTTAACTTCTCATGTTCAGTATTTCTGTTTTTAAGTTGATCGGTAATAGTTTGAATTTCTTGTTCAAGACCTCGGATTTGTCTTTGGTATCCAGAGATCTTAGTATTGATTTGAGAAATTTCATGTGTTAGGTCTGTTACCTCTTTAGATAGTGAAGTAAAATGACGCTCTCGCTCTTCCTCCTCTTTAATTGCCTGCTCCAATTCCTGGTAGCCAGATTGCAACTCTTTTGCTCTATTTTGAGCGTCATCAATTCTATTTATTCTAAACTGCTCTTCAATAGACTGTGTGCAAGTGGGGCATACCGTATTATTAGAAAAGAATTTATGATCCTCAATAACACTTGTTATCTTTTGGGATAACTTACCTTTTAAATTACCAAGTTTACGAAGCTTATCTGTTGCACCAGACAAATTAGATAATTCATTTTGTTTTTTAACCAAATTATCTTCAAGTACCAAAGATTCTGACAATAATTTATCATTCTCTTGGGAAATGTTATCTATTGAACTAGTTTTAAATTCAATATCTTTTTTACCAATATTTTGAATCTGTTCAATAAAATCTTGTTGCATCTTCAATTTATCTTGAACTGATTCTTTTTTATATTCTAAATTTCGGATCTCATCTCTACATACCTTTACTTTATCTTTCAATACAGTATTCATTGAAGAAAAGATTTTAATATCCAATAAATCTTCAATAACTTCTCTCCTATTTGCTGCAGACAATTGCATAAAAGGAACAAAATTACTACTACCTAAAATTACAATCTGAGTAAAAGATTTATAGTTCATTTTTAAAACTACATTTTCCAACCAGTGCTGTTGATCTTTAGTTGCAGCATCTTGATTCAATAACTCTCCATTTTTATAAATTTCAAAAACAGATGGTTTTAATCCTCTTCTAATTTTCCAATTTATAGACCCAATTTTGAATTCAATTTCAACCATACAATCTTTTTCGTTGATTGAATTTATTAATTGTGGTTTATTAACTCCTCTAAAAGATTTACCAAATAAAGAAAATGTCAACGCATCTAGCATTGTACTTTTGCCAGATCCATTGTTACCAATTACTAGAGTAGTTGGTGAGTTTGTAAAATTTATTTCTGTAAACTGATTACCTGTGCTTAAGAAATTTTTATAACGAAGTTTATCAAATAATATCATTTTGATCTGGGGGAACTACAATGTCATTTGCGGTAATAATTGCGTACTCGTATCTATTAACTTTACAAGTACTAATTATCAAATCATCATCCACTTCTACTACTGAAAGTGATGGGTAGTCTTCTTCTTCTAGCATCATTGCAAATCTTACGGCATCATCTTCTTCTTCAAATAGATAGAGAATTTGTTCTCCTCGTTGATTGGTTACAGAATAAGCTCCTTGCTCTTCTCTACCTTCTAAAGTAAGAATGTACATGTTAGACTACTTCACATGCTTGTTTGTAAATTTGCGATATAAGTTTTTTAATCGACGATTTATTTATTGTATTATCAAAATCATCAACGTATCTAGTTAGAATGGAAACTGTATCTTCAGATTCTAAATCATAATCATCATTAATTATACTTTGGTCTGCAAAAGTTTCAACTATTTTTAATTCTGCAATATTAACAGAATATAGTTTATCTACAAATTTTTCAAATTTTTTTTCGTTTGTTTTTTTCTTAACTACCAATTTAACAATTTTGTTTTCATAACTTCTCACATCAAATGTTTGATAGTTATCATCCTCATAGTTAATTACCTCATGCATAGTATATGGATTATTAACTGGTTCTAACGAAAGAGTTTGGGTGTCAAAGATATGGAATCCGCGAACATCCCCGATATCGTTTGAATATATCTCGTAAGGATTACCTAGGTAATAGATCTTTCCATTGTTTGATCTAGTGTGATAGTGTCCCGAGAAGACATATTGGAACTTCTCAAATAATTTGCTGTCCATACCTTCTTCCATGGTGTATCCACGATAAGGAGGAAATCCTGAGAATTCAAGGTGCCCCATCGCAACCTTGCAAGTTGTATTTTCAACGCATTTGAAAGTGTCTTCAAAATTTTGTTCATTAATCCAAGGTATAAAAAGAACTTTTAACTTATCTAATTTAACTTCTGTTGGTTTTGAGTATACTTTTACATTTTTATATTCTCTCAAAAGTAAATCAACAGCATTTAAATCATTTGTATTTTTATAATATGCTGTATGATTACCAACTATAGTATGAACTGTGCATCCGATTTTTTCTAGAGTATCATAGTAATTGTCTTTTGCCCAAGCTAAGGCAGCAAAATCAATACCCTTTCTACTATCAAAAGTATCTCCCATATCAATTACCATAGTAATATTTTCTTTTACTAAGGTTGGAAAAAATACTTCGGTATAAAACTTTAAAAAGTAATCGTGAAATAATTTAGAGTTTTTACGAGCACCAAAGTGTTGGTCTGTAATTATTGCTACTTTCATCAATACCTAGTTTTGGAATGAATATTATCCTTAATAGAATTATAGTCAGAATAATTCATCCCGTCAATAACGTTATCATCAAAGAATACTTCATCAAATCCAGTCCGTTCTAAAATTTTATTTTTAATCTCTAATTGTTTCTTTTCTTTTTGAATTCTACGTAGAAACGCGTAGTGAATAATTTGAGTAAAATAAGCGAACGGGTTCTGAGACTTTTCAGGGTCGAAGTTATGGATGTATTGAACACAGTTTTCGATCCCATCTGAAATCATGTCATCTTTGAATATGTAGTTGACAAAATTTGGTTTAAACGATAAGTGTGTTGCAATTTTTAAAAAACAATCTCCAAGATAGTTAGTGATTCTTGGTTTTGGATCTCCACGTTCTTCTGCTAACGCAATCTGTTTTCTGTATTCAATTAACGCTGCTAAAAACTCTTTATTATTAACATAGTGTATTGATCTCTTTCTCTTAGTCATCGGATTAGTAATACCCATAAAAACTCTAATTATTTGTTGGAATTATAACACTGGGATACAAAAATAATCAAGGCTTGACAAGGGTATTCAAAACTGTGTATAATGCCTTTGTTAAGGTTTATAAATTAACTATTTCTATAGAGTTTTTCTAATATCTCTTTAGCATCACTAACATTAGAGATATATCCCATCTTCCTATTGATCTTTCTTCTAATCCCATGTGGATTATCTTTTGGATTAAAATCTGAGGAATCCCTTATCCAAGATTGATACATCATAATCATTTCGACATCTTTGGATTCACTCATAGTAATAATATCGTCCATGTCTAAAATAAACATGTCTTCTTTGGTTGTTTTTAACCAAGATTCTATTTTATATCCAGTTGATCCTGTTCTTGTGGTTATTTGAGAAAAGGTAATTGGATTAGTAATTAATAAAAATGTTTTATTTTGCTCAAAGCACGGCATTACCTTTGCAAATATTTCTTCACCACTGTTTAATTTAACTGTTGCATAAAAATCGTCTTCCATAATTATTCCTTTAAGTTGATTGTTATTATTTCATAATTAAACTTTTCCTCATTATAAATTTTAATCCGTTCTATTAAATGATTTAAAGTGTAATTCTTTTTAGAATTATATGTACAATCATCAGATATGTCATATAACATTGCCTTTGTTTTATTTTTACCTTTCCTAAGAACTCGTCCAATTGATTGAAGATTACGAATTCTTGACTTACTAGGAGAAGCAAAAATAACATTATGTAGGTTTCTAATATTTATTCCTGTAGAAAATACTCCATAAGATGCAACAATAATTGCATCATCTTCTCTTTCTGTAATTTCTCTAACAAGTTCTCTTTCTTCAGTATCTACTCCACCGTGAATAAAAAATACCTTTCTATTCTTTTTTTTATAAGAATCAATTAATTCATATAAAGGTTTACCATGAGTTTCTACTCTAGAAAATAAAATTAAAGTATTGCCTTTTAAATCCAGAGCTAAATTTTTTATAAAATTGTTTCTTTTGTTATGGGATATAATAAACTGAACTTCATCCTCATAAGTTGCAAATATTTTTGGAGTATGTTTTAATACTAAACATCTAATGTCTAACTTTGAAACATGTCCTTTTTCCATTAACTCAGAAGTTCTTACAATTTTATAAGAAGGTCCGAATAATCCCTCTAAAACCCATTTGTGAGTTTGTGTGCCATCAAGAGTTCCAGTAAATCCAAATCTATATTTTGCATGATGAAGTTTTGTCATTATTTCAATTAATGACTTACTTTTAAATAGATGCGCTTCATCTCCTATAATTACATTATAGTCTTCAAAGAATGAACGTTCTAATTTATATACTGATTGCCAAGTAGTAATTGTGACAGGATGTTCATTTGTTTTTTCTCTTCCAGAATAAATTCTATGGCAGTATGAATCAGCGTCCCAACCATAATCATGAAAATCCTTATACATCTGCTCTACTAGCGATGTCGTTGGAACAACTAAAAGAATTTTTTGTCCTTTATCTACATAATATCTTACAATTGAATAAATCATCAGAGATTTGCCAGAGGCAGTTGGTGATATCAATAGTTTTCTATTATGTCTTAAAGCATCGTATACTCCTTCAACTTGGTATTGACGTGGAGAATGAGAACATATAGATGCCATGTAATCTTTAACACCCTCATATGAAATGCCATCATTTACTTCAAAGGGCATTCCATAAAACTTGTTATCTTCAAATTTATAGTTGTAATTATAATTTTCACAAAAAGAAATTAATTTATCCAACAATCCAACATAAAGTTGTTTGCTTCTCATGTCGAATAAATGAATTTCCCCATTCCAATTTCTACCCCGATATTGGGGCATGAATTTTGCATTAGGAACTTCAAATTTAAAATAATCTCTTAATTCATATTCAATATGAGGTTCACATTGAATTTTTAAATATACTTCATTTGATTTTTGAATTATTAAATCAAAGTTATCAACCATATCCTGCTTGGAATCTTAAAAATTCGATAGCATTCTTAATTTGGTAAGTTCTATTTTGTATTACCTTAAGAATACTTTCTAAGTAATTTAATATCGTCTCGTAATATTCGACCTTTAAACTAACCTGAGACAATTTTTCGTCAGCATCCAAATATTTTTGAAGTGTATCTTTATCTCTAATTTTTTTAGGGAAAGGATCTTCTACGTAAACTTCTGGGTCTGCTTTTCCTGTAAAATACTCGTAACGTTCGTGGCGAATATTTTTTCTTTGCTGTTCTGCTTTCTTTTTGAGAAGGATTATATTGTTATAGATCTCAAAATATTTAGCATGTAAAACTGGAATATTAATTGATTCTGTATGTAAATTGTCCATATCAATGTGGGCATCTTTTTCCCACATCTTTTGGATCACTTCAAGGTCAAGAGTCATAATTTATTTCCTTGTGGATCATAGATATCGTAAATAGTATACTTGAAAGATACCTCTGCAGTAAAGTATTCTACGTCTGGATTGGTAGCATCAAATGAAAGTTCTGTCAAATCGTAGGGGAACATATCCTTAAATATTACATCAAACTGAGATCTTTGATTGCTATTTAAAATTGATAATGTACCGTCTGAATAGATATTCATCGATTTACTATCATACCCAAGTTGAGTATTATCTTCTCTTTGCAGTTCATATATTTCACTTAAAGATTCTGGAAATCCAAGACCTCTCATCCACCTTTGAATTTCCATATAGTTCTCAAGATTTTCATCTACAATAAATCTTAGTGTAAAATCTTGAAATGTAATTTTATCTCCAGGAATATCAATATTTTTTAAATATGTTGGTTGCTCAGTAACACCTAAGGTCATTCCTGGAATATTTGCAGAGTTTGAAAAGAATGATACTTTACGTGCTCTGTTTAAAGTAAACTTAAATCCAATTGAGGATAAAAAGTTTCTATTTTGTATTTGATTACTAAAAGCGTTACCGACTGCCATTTTTTTCTAACTATTTAGATAAAAAAAGAGACCCTTTCGGGTCTCTTGCATAAGTTGTGACCAGACTCACATGAGGTTCTTGATTTGAACTCTTCTGTAGTAACGGTTTGCGTTAACTTGAAGTCTGCCGAGACCCTGAGTGGTGCCTTCAGCGAATGGGTTAGCAACAAGACCGTATCTGGTCTTAAAGCCAATCTTAGGCTGGAAGGTGTTCTCACCAACGGCACGAACCATTTGGAGAGGAACATATGGGCAGTAGAAGAGACCAGCGTCATATGGGCTGGAACCCTTATAACCTACAACGTAGTACTGCTGAGCAGCAACGTTTGCAGCATAAGGATCGATATATACGCGATACTTACCGAGAAGAACACCAGCGAAGGTGTTACCAGTGTCATCAACGTTGAGGTTTGCATTCAGAGCAGGGGTGTAATCGAGAACACCAGCCATGCTGAGAGCAGATGCAACGTCAGCAGAACACATGATAACGTTACCTTTTCCTCTACGAGTTCTCTGAGCGATTGCGTTAGCATCGCGCTCAATTTGGAACAGGAGACCCTTGAACTTCTCAACTGACCAACGACCGTTGGAGTCAACATCAAGGTCAAAGATACCAGCGGTAGCAGTGTTAGCAGCAGCGCCTTGCTCAGCAACCTTATAGATGGTTCTGATAACTTCTCTGTTGATCTCAGCGAGGATCTCAGTGGAGAGAATGTTAGCAAGTTCTGCTTCTGCATTCAGACCGTGGATTGCCTTGAGGTCTTGTGCAAGCTCAAGGCTGTACTCTGCCTTCAGTGCTCTTGACTTAGCTTCAACAAGAACTTTCTCGATTGAGAATGCCATCTCGTTGAATTGGTTGGTAGAACCGTTACCGAGATTCTCTGAATCTCCAGTATACATGCCCTGACCAACGTTATATCCAGAAGCACCAGTTGAAGTACCAGCACCAGTTGGGTTAAGAAGACCTGGGTTTGAACCATATTGGGTGGTTGTACCCATACCTGCATTAACATCAGATGCTGCAGTTAGACCAATGCCAGAATTCTGACCAGAGAATACTGTGTCTGCTTCGTTGAACAGAGCTTCAGCACCTGACTGATTGGTGTAACGTGAACGCATTGCGAAGATGAGTCCAGTAGGACCACTCATTGGTTGAACACCTGCGAGGTCATAAGCGACCAGGTTAGGCATTGCACGTCTGATGAGTGAGATCAGAACTGGATCAAAACCTGCTACAGGACCACCTGGAGCAGCGGAACCTGAGAATCCACCTGAAGCACCAGCAGCATTTGCGCTATTGGTTGGGGATTCCATCAGGATTCCGTTTGAGAAAGCAGACTGCTCTCTCAGGAATTTTTCTTGGTTTTCTAACAGGACTGCGGTTACTGCTCTTCTGTGTGAATCTTTGATTGGATCAAGACCATCATAGTCGAGAAGTGGTGCCCACTTTTCCTGCAGATGCTCGGATTGGAACATTTGCTTTTACCTTTGTAACGTGTTTGTTTTTGTTTGAATTATGTTAAATTCACTTTTTAGCAACTGCTGAAAGTGTCTTCAGATAAGCATTCATGTAATCTGGGGTATAACCCTCAGCGTTTACATCAACTTCTTCTGAGAGACTTTCTGTTTTTGCTTTTGGAGTTTTCTGCGCTGAGAAATATGATTCCTTCAGCATCTCCAGTTTCTCACGATATTTGTCGCCACTTTCAAACTCAACACTTTCGGCAAGTGAAGCGAGCTTCTCTTTTTGTGAGAGGGCTAGACCCTCTGCAACATCATCAAAGATTCCATCAGCAACCGACTCTGAGAGGCGCTTGTTGAGGACAATGTTTCTTTCGATCTGCTCGTTGAGTTTTGTCTCCATTTCATCAAGTTTTTCTACCATGCTCTCAAGAACATCATATTTATCTTCAGGGATTGATACATAATGTGCTTCAAAAAGTTCCTTCATACCTGAAAGGAACGATTCAGTCATTTCTGACTTAAGACCGCTCTCAACTGCAAGTTGATTCTCGGTCATCCATTCTTCTGCAACATACTCAAGATAAGAATCAACTCTTTCTTCAAGAGCTGCCTTAATTTCAGTAACTTCTTCTACCATTCTTGCTTCATATGCTTCATCATATTGAGCGATAAGTGCTTCTTTGATCTCGTCAACCTTTGATCTAAGAGCAGCTTCAAAAATGGTACGTGCCTTCTCTTGGAATTCTTCCGAAAGATCTTCACCGTCAAGAAGAGCATTGACATCTTCTTCGATGTCAAACTCTTCTTCCTCTTCTTCCTCTTCTTCCTCTTCTTCTTCCTCTACCTCTTCCTTCATTTTCTTCTTATCTTTCTTTTCATCTTCATCATCTTCTTCATCATCTTCTTCTTCATCATCTTCTTCTTTTGCAGCTTCTGCTACAATCTCTTCATCTTCAAGTGTTTCTTCTTCGTCAAGGATGTCTTCGGAATCAATTTCTTCTTCTTCCTTAACAGCATCGCTCTTCTTGAGACCCTTCATTGGATCTGCTGCTTTTGCGCCTTTGTTAACTACGTTTCTAACTTGCTGAAGGGTTTTACCTGGGGTCTTAAGTTCTGCTGAATTATCATCAGACTTATAGTTTTCTGGAGTAGGACCACCAAGGTCTTCCCATGAACCAGTTTGACCTGCTACTGCGCCAGGAGCTAACTTCTGCATTGGATCCCCTGCTTTTGCACCAGCATTAACAGCGGTCTTGGATTGTGAAGTGCCTGCTTCCATTTCGTGTAAATTGTTGCCACTAGACATTTGAACTCTCCGATTAACCTTTGAATTTAATCTATATTTATTTATTAAATAAAAATTTTTACCTATATATGCTCAAAGAGAATTTAAAAAGTCATTGAATAAGTTTAACTTATGTTCTTCCAGTTCTCTTCTTCTAACTAAATCTTCAACTCTATCTCTTGCTTGTTGTGCGAGTTTTTCACGGAGAATTCCTCCATCCCAAACCCACTCTTTACCTTCCATAACACCCTGAACAAAAGCATCAGGCGCTGATGGATCGGCAACGATATCTGCTGCAGTTGCAAGCATAAAGTCTTCACCAACTTCCTTATAACCACCCTTAATATTTTCTCTTAATGATCCAATACCACGAGATGAAACGCCGAGAGTTACTCCGTCTTTAAGAAGTGCTTCAGCAATCTTACCCATTGGGGTATGTAAGATTTGTGCCTTACCAACAAAATTATTACCGTCTTGCTTCAGTTCGGTAATTTTATGTGAAACTCTATCAAGATTAACAGTTGGACCATCTGGGTGTCCTAACTCACCCAAAGCACGTCCCTTTTTAACATAATCGCTTGTGTATCTCTTTACTTCTCTTTCCATAATAGAGAATGGATACATTCTACCATTGCGATTTACCATCTCGCTTTGTAGAAATACTCCTTGAATAAAGAGATTCTTTTTGCCATTTACCGATTCGGTAAGAACTTCTACCTTTTCGATTTCTTCTCTGATGAGTTTCATTGGTTTAGTTTGTAAATCCTACTTTTGCACCCAAAACAGATGCGTTTGAAGCGTAAACGCAATGGGTTGGTAATTTTTCTAACAGTTCAGAAGTTGCTCTCATTAAAGTAAATGATCCAATAACAGACCCACTTTGACTTGCAACAACTGTAACTGCATAATCTGCTGAGGTTGAACTATTAACTAAACGAACAACCGTTGCCTCACTAAAGCTAGTCGCCGCTCCCGTTGTAGTTGGAAGAGCAGATTCCTGCCCCAGAATTTTAATTCGTGTTGACATTATTATAAACAGACTATTTAGTTATTTATTATTCTTCTTCTTCTGAATTAAATAATGCGTTTGATACGTTTGGTCTAATTGCTTCAATCTTTTCTGCAGATTTTGCATAAATCAATTCTTTAATTTTGTCAGAGATTGCATGTGGAGCTTCATCACTAACAATCATGTCTAAAAGATCTTCCATTTTACTAATAAATTAACTACCATCATTATTTAGAATAAATATAATAAATTGATTTTGGTTATGAATGTCTACTTGTTTCAACCACAGTATAAGCGTAATCGGAAGATAAAATATTGGTTACCTTATGCAGTATCTTGCATATGGAGCTACTGTAACCAATTTCCAGAAATACAAGAAAATTATATTTTAAAGGATGTAATTTTTAAGAGAGAGAATCCTAAAGAATTGTTAGAAAGATTAGATAACCCAGCAATATGTGCATTTAGTACTTACGTTTGGAATGAACAATATTGTTTAGGTATTGCCAAACTTATCAAAGAAAAATTCCCAAATTGTATTATTGAATTTGGTGGACCACAGGCATGTGTAAAAATGCAAGATCAATATGATTTTATTGATACTATTATAGTTGCTGAAGGAGAAGAAAGTTTTTACGATATTTTAACTCGTATTTTAAATAAACAAGAGATACCTAAAGTTTATGATAAAAAAAGATTAGAGTCTTTAGACTATCCAAGTCCATATCAATCTGGAATTTTTGACATGTTAGTTAAAAAACATCCAGATTATCAATGGGCAACTACTTTAGAAACAAATAGAGGTTGTCCTCATAGATGTACGTTTTGTGATTGGGGTGGAACTATATTAAGTAGTATTGGTTTTTTTGATATGAACAGGGTTGAAGCAGATCTTGAATGGATTCGTACTCATAATGTTGATGCAATATTTCTTGCAGATGCAAACTTTGGAATGTTTAGAGAAAGGGATCTTGAAATTGCCGCATTAATGAAAAGAAAGTTTGATGACAATAGTTCAGTCAAAGAGATTATCTTACAATATGCCAAAAATTCTACAGAAGTTGTTTTTAAAATGGCATCATTACTTGATGTGTATACTTTAAGGGGAATTACTATTAGTGTTCAAAGTGTAAACCAACCAACATTAAAAGCAATTAAAAGAAAGAATCTTCATATAAACAACTTGAAAAGTCATATGGAGTTGAGTCAAAAATATAATGTTAAAACTTATACCGAAATGATTTTGGGTTTGCCAGAAGAAACCTTAGAATCTTGGAAAGATGGAATATCACTTGTAATGGAATGTGGGCAACATAATTCTTTGGAAGTTTGGTTCTGTCAACTTCTTAATAATAGTGAATTAGCAACAGAGTTATCAAAAAACTTATATGGAATAGAAAGTGTCAAGGCATTGAACTATATGCCAATCGAATCTATTGATGGTGATACTGAAGATCATGGATTTGTTGAATATTCTGTAATTGTTAATAAAACAAATACTATGTCAACGAAGGAAATGATTGAAGCTTACATGTACTTCTGGGTCATTAGATACTTCCACTATAATGGTCACACCAAAGAGATTTCAAAAAATAGTGGAATGACTTATAGAAAATTCTATGAATTATTAACAGAAGTCCTCTTATCTTTTGACAATCCAGTAAGAGATGAATATTTTGAAACAAAGGAACAAATTACACAGTATCTGAACACTGGAACATTGTCACAAAATAAAAGGGGTCACAATTTTGAACTTTATAATATTAACGACAGATCTTTATTAACTAGTGAAGAAACTCAATTTGAACTGTCTAGAAGACTTACCGAAGCACTATGTTAGATAATTTTCCAATTATTTACTACACGAACGTTGATAGAAAGTTCAAAAGGAAACAATACATGGAAAATCAATTTAAAACTTTTGGACTTAAATTTAATAGAATTGAAATGCTATCATGCCCTAAAGATGGACCACCAAAAGATTTTTTAAATAAATTATCTGGATCATATTCAAAAGATACTTGCCAATGGATAAATTGGTACGCCTCACTTATTTTTACTTTTTTTGAAGAATGGATATTAACAACAACTGATCCATTTTTTATTTTTATGGAAGATGATTATGATTTATCCCTAATGCCTTTATGGCATTTTAAATGGGAAGAATTTATGGATAGACTTCCATATGATTGGGATTGTATTCAACTTGGATTTGAAACTCCTTACAAAATTCCATTTTATTTGCACCCAACACAACCAGAATATTCATTAGGAGCATCTTTATTAAAAAGAGAGTACGTTGAAAAACTTTTAGATCTTCATTTTTTTGGTGGTAAATTTAAGTTTGATTATAACATTTCAAATTCCTTTTATTTAGATAGGAATTCTGGAATACATGATAATAAAAATTATGATGGAACTTCTGGAGGTCCAGATTATTATATAAATCAATCTGGAAATTGTTATTCAATTCCCCTTATCCCGATTAATCCATATTTTGCTGGAATCAGTCATCAAGGTCCTTTTGGAGAATTATCCTGGAATCCTAAACTTAGTTTTGTAAAATGTTATGAAGCCTATTATGAGTGGTGGCATCATGATAGAGATAATTTTACTTTAGACGAATTTTTTACATATGGAAAAGATAATGATATACTTATGGAAAGAAATATCCGCAGGTGGGACAATAAATATTTTTACGATAAAGCGTTGGAAAAAAGATTAAATTATGAAGAATAATATATATCTATTTCAACCGCAATATTCTGTTGAAGTAAGGAAAGAAGATAATTATTGGTTGCCATATAGTGTTGCTTGTTTGTGGAGTTACTGCTCTCAATATGATTACATTAATTCATTTTATGATCTAAAAGATATAATTTTTAAAAGAGAGCATCCAGAAAAATTATTAGAAAGATTGGAAGATCCATTCATATGTGCTTTTAGTTGTTATATTTGGAATGAAAAATATTGTTTAACTATTGCAAAACTGATTAAAGAAAAATATCCAAATTGTATTATTGAATTTGGCGGTCCTCAAGCAACTAAAAAAATGTTGGAGGATAATTATTTTATTGATTGTATTATGCTTGGTGGAGATGGTGAATGCAATTTTTTGGATCTATTGACAAAGTGTATCCGTGGAGATGAGATTGATAAAGTTTATGAGAGAGGAAGAATAACCGATTTAGAATTTCCAAGTCCATATCAGTCTGGAATATTTGATAAAATAGTTTCTGAAAATCCAAATACTCTTTGGGCAACAGTAATTGAATCTAATAGAGGATGTCCCCATAGATGCACTTATTGTGATTGGGGCGGAACAACAATGAGTAAAATATCTAAATTTAACTTACAACGAGTTCAAGATGATATTAACTGGGCACGAGATAATAATGTTGCATTCTTAATGATGACAGATGCAAACTTTGGTATATTTGCTGAACGGGATTTAGAAATTGCCAAAATGTTAAAAAGTGCTGGAGATCATCCTAATAGCAAAATAGAAGATATTGTCCTGCAATATTCTAAAAATTCTAATGAGGTTGTTTTTGAAATTACAAAAGAAATGGGGGGATTTGCAAGAAGAGGTGTTACTGTAAGTGTTCAGAGTATGAACCAACCAACATTAAAAGCAATTAAAAGAAAAAATCTTCATATAAAAGATTTAGCAGGTCATATGCAACTAGCAAAAAAATGGGGGGTTCGTACATATTCAGAATTAATTCTTGGTCTTCCAGACGAAACATTAGAATCTTGGAAAGAAGGACTTTGTACATTGCTTGAATGTGGACAACATGAATCAATTGATGTTTGGTTTTGTCAAGTGTTTGGTAATACAGAACTTAATAGTGCTTTGTCAAGAGAAGTTTATGGCATTGAAACTGTTCATGCAGAAGATTATGTTTCTTTTACAAACACAAAAGATTGTGTAGAAATAAAAGAAACAGTAGAAATTATTAAAGCAACAAATACGTTAAGCACTAAAGAATTAGTAGAAGCATATCTTTATAGTTGGATGATTGTTCAATTTCATATCAATGGGTATTCTCAAATAGTATCAAAATATTATAGAAATAAAAAACAAATTTCTTACAGAAAATTTTATGATAGATTATTTGATCGTATAAAAAATGATCCAGTACTATTTGGTAAACACTACAAAAATCTTTATGATAAAATATACAATTACATGACCACTGGTAAAGTTATAGACAGCACTGGACATGCTTTAGAAATGTCTATGGCAACGGATTATAAATTATTTTGGGATAATAAAGAACACACATTTGAGTTAATTAATAATTGTTGGGAAGTTGAAGATTCTGTCCTTACAATGCAAAAAGAATTTGTATATAATCCGAATATAAAATATCCTATTAAATTATCTTTACCGTTTGATTTAGATACTTGGGAAGATGGAGAAACTTACTACAATATTTGTAATGCCCGAGAAGAAAGTGAAAGGTATGATATGTGGGTATTAAAAAGAAAAGGTCTTGATAAAAATACCATAGTAAAATTATGAAAAATCTTTACATGTTTCAACCACAATATGTGGTTGAAGTTAGAAATGAAGATACTTATTGGTTACCATACAGTGTTGGTTGCTTGTGGGCGTACTGCTCTCAGTTTAATGATATTACTGAAGAATATAATTTAAAAGACTTAATCTTTAAAAGAGAGAATCCAAAAGAACTTATTGATAGATTAGACAACCCTTCAATTTGTGCATTTAGTTGTTACATTTGGAATGAACAGTATAATTTACATGTAGCAAAATTAATTAAAGAAAAATATCCAGATTGTATTATCGAATTTGGTGGTCCTCAAGCAACTCGTAAATTATTAGAATATGATTTTATAGATTGTATTATAGTATCTGAAGGTGAAGAGGCATTTTTAGATCTCCTCAGAAAAATTGCAAAAAAAGAATCATTTGAAAGATTATATGCAAAACAAAGAATTGAAACTTTAGATTTTCCCAGTCCCTACCAAATAGGAATCTTTGATAAAATTATTGACGATAATCCAAATGTTTTATGGTCAATGACTATAGAAACAAATCGTGGATGTCCCCACAGATGCACTTATTGTGATTGGGGTGGAATGACATATCAAAAAGTAAAGCACTTTGATGTAACGAGAGTCGAAGAAGATATTGATTGGGCAGCAACGCATAATGTTGGATTCATTTTTAATGCTGATGCAAATTTTGGTATGTTCAAAGAACGTGATGTTGAGATTGCAAAATTGTTTAGAAAAGCAGCAGATAAAGGAAAACTAGAAGCAATCAATGTTCAATATTCAAAGAATTCGACAGAGGTTATTTTTGAAATTGCACAAATTCTTGGGGATATTAGTAGAGGCGTAACGTTAAGTGTTCAGACTATGAACGAACCCACGCTTAAATCGATTAAGCGTAAGAATATGAGTATCAATAAAATATCAGAACAAATTGAGAAAAGCAAAAAGTATGGGGTAAAAACATATACTGAACTTATCCTTGGTCTTCCAGATGAAACTCTAGATAGTTGGAAAGAAGGATTTTCAAAAATTCTTGAGTGTGGGCAACATGAATCAATTGATGTTTGGTTCTGTCAAATGTTTGGTGATACTGAATTAAATAGTGCAACTTCTAGGGAGGTCTTCGGCATTAAAACTATTAAAGCAGAAGATTATATGTCATTCAGTAATGATGAATATGATATAAAAGAAGTTATAGAACTAATATCAGAAACAAACACTATGAGTAATGATGAACTAATTGAAGCATATATGTATGGGTGGTTAATAATTCAATTCCATATAGCAGGATATACTCAATTAATTGCAAAGCACTTCTTCAATGATCTAAACATATCATACAGAAAATTTTATGATTCTTTATTTGAATATGTTAGAAATGATACTGGTATTATTGGTGATCACTACAGAGAGATTGAGAGAGCAGTAAGTCACTACATGAAAACTGGAAAAATACTTGACACTGGCAAGCATGGACACACCTTACATGCGGGAAGTTTTGCGTTTATGTTCAATAATAAAAATGCAATATTTAAAATGGCAGAAGATGTCAGTAATTTATTTTGTTCAGTAGATTCTGATATATTAAAACTACAAAGAGCATTCATCTTTGATGAGAACGTAAACTATCCGTTCTATCTTGAATGCTCTGATAGTAAGTATAAAGTAGATACTGAATTTAAAGAGTTTGATAAAAATGATCCACACACAGTTTTTATACTGCGTCGTAAAGGTCTATTGAAGAACCAATTATGTAAGGTTTGAATGCTTCTAGTGCTTCATCCCATAAAATTCTATGTTCATAGTCTTTATCTTTATCAATTAGTGCTATAGTTATTGTAAATCTTTTATCATTTGTTGGATTGTGTGAGCTATGAAGAGGTCCAACATTTACTAATCCACAGGTTCCAATTTCAACTTCATATTCTTTTTTACAGTATTCTTCCTTGCTCACTAAAACTTGTCCGTGATAATGATCATTTGTTCTATCACCAACAGTATATTGACTTCTTTCTGGAATTATTGTTGAACTAACTTGTTCAGCACTGGTACTTACTCTCAATACCATATCAGAACTCCACCATCTCATGGTACTACCTTTAGCACCAAATTGAAATATTAATTTTGCCCAATCAGCGTAGTAAACATTATCAGAGTGTATAACTCCATCATCATGAGGTGGGGTATAAAAAAATTCAATCCAATGTGAAGTAAATCCTAAACTATTCAACCATGGCAAAATTTTATCATTGTTTAGGTCACTAAATTGTAGTTGTTTATGAAATTCTGGCCATCTCATGCCTTCAGTTTGATACTTTGAAGTATCGATATTAGGAACGTAATTTCTAATATCTAAAAATCTATGATATCTATTCATAATAAAAAAATATTTTAAGTTATTGTTGGTGCCTCTGGATCTACTGGAACTCCACCAGAAGCACCGTCGATAGAATCTCCACCAGCAGGAGTTTGCATTGGTTGTCCAGTTACTGGGTCAATTGGTGCATTTGGATCTGGTATGATGCCCTTTTTAATTTCTTGTTTGATTAATTTATCCTGCTCAATAATTTCTTCATCTGTTTGTCTAAGAATCTTTCTTCTTACATAATCTTGGGAATAATACTTACCAATATAAGGTTCTGCAGTAGCAGCAATATTCAGTCTTTCAGTCATTAATTCTGCATCTTTAAGTTCAGAAAAATGATTATCATATAAGAAATCATATTGAATATGCTCTTCCATTAATTCCCAATCTTCTGGACTAACAATATTTTTTAAAAGTAATTGAGTTCTTAACATGTCGTTGAACATATTAGAAAATCTTTTTCTAAGTCTACCAACAAATTTTGTAAACTTAAGTTCATCTCTTAAAATCTCAGAAGAACGACCTAAATTAAAACCTTCTTGCCCACCAATTCTTGACGAAGGGACGTTAAGTGATCGATATAATTTTTCTTGGAAGTATTTAATATCTGATAATTCACCAAGATTTTGTCCACCAGGAAGTGTTGAGATTTCAGTTCCTCTTCCACCTTCTCTTCTTGGAAGCCAAAAATCTTCAAGCATACTCATGTATTTTTTATCATCACGGATCTCACCCGTATTTGCATCGTATACAAGTTTGTTTCTATATCTCATCATTACATCACGGAGGTATTGCTCCGCTTTCATCTTTGGAAGATTTCCAACATCAATATAAAATATTCTACGTTCTGGGGCACGAGATAATCTGTAAATAACAAGACTATCTTCAATCATACGAAGTTGATTGAGAGATTTAATTGCTTTGTGTAAATATGACAACGTTAGATTTTTATTTCTATCGACAAGACCAGAAGTGCAATATGTGATAGAGTCTTTTGAAAATTTAATTCCTTGGGTTGCATTACCGCCACT